TCCTAAGGGGAGGGTCGCACGTTCGATTCGTGCCGGGGGCGCCAGAATACAAGGGTTTCAGCGATAGCGGTCACTAACCAAACCGTCCCGCGTGAAACTTCCGTGAAACCGCCTCGCCTTGCGCTGGCGGTTCCGGTTGAACTTCTTCCAGGTCGTCATCTCTCGGTCCTCTCGGGTTGGGTGCCGGCCGCGCGTGCGAAGGTGAACGCCGCCGGCTCTCGGGGTTGTTGCCCACTCGCCGAGTAACAGCAGCCGTCCGGGGCGATGAACGGCGCCCCGCGGTGGCCAGCCGCTTTTAGACGAACGCGAGCACCTGGTCGATGCTGTTGATCGTCATGACCTGCTCGGCCGCCTGGTAACGCCCGATGGCCATGATCGCGGCGACGATGCCGTCGATGCGGCCGGAAGACTTCGCCTTGTCCGGCTTGAGGTTGCCCGCCTCGTCCTGCTTGGCGCTCACGTTGGCCGCCATCCATCGAAGCACCTTGTTGCCGCCGTGGCCCAGCTCGCGCGCAATCAGCCGGCGTTCCAGCTCTTTCATCGGCCCGGACATCGAGGCGAAGCCCTGCCCGAAGCCGACCATCTCGAAGCCGTCGCCGGTCAACTGGGTCGAGATTTGCGTCGCGTTCCACCGATCGACAGCGATCTCGAGGATGCGGTAGCGCTCGGCCAGCTCGTTGATGCGCTTGCGGATCACGTCGTAATCGATCACGTCGCCGTCGGTGGCCTCGATCAGCCCTTCCCGGACCCACACGTCGTACGGCACGCGGTCGCGCTCTGAGCGCCGTTTCATGCCCTCGGCCGGCACCCAGAACATCGGCTTGAGGTAGAGCTTCGAGCCGACCGGAAAGGCCAGCACCAGCGCTGCGATGTCCGTCGTGCTCGCCAGGTCGAGACCCGCGAAGCACTCGCGCCCTTCGAGGTCCGGCGGCGGCTCGGCGCAGCCGTCCCAGGTATCCAGGCTGATCCAGCGCGCGTCCTGCTCGGTCCACTGGTTCAGGTACAGCCGCCGGAACGTGTTTTCGTAGGCCGGCAGATGCTGCGCCTTCTGGCACTCGTCGGCGAAGAATTCTTCCTTCACGCTCACGCCGATGCCGGGGTGCGCCTTGCGCCAGGTCGCCGGGTCCTTCCAGTCGTCGTCGCCTTCGGCCTCGTAGATGACCGGCAGGAAGGCCGGATCGTCGATCACGCCGTCGCGCACCTTGACCGCATAGTCGTACAGCTCATAGCAGAGGCTGTGCCGGTCGTAACCCGCCGTCGTGATCGCCACCGTGAGCGGCTGCCGGCGCGCACCTACCGAGGTCGTCAGCACGTCCCACAGCTCACGATCCGGCTGCGCGTGTACTTCATCGAAGATGATCCCGTGCGCCGATAAGCCGTGCTTGGTGTAGGCGTCGCTCGACAGCACCTTGTAGCTGCTCGCCGTCGCCGGGACCACGATCGAGCGTTTGAAGGACTCGGCGCGCTTCTCGAGCATCGGCGACGCCGACACCATCCCGCGCGCCATGTCGAACACGATGCCGGCCTGCTCGCGGTCAGCCGCCGCCGAGTAGATTTCGGCGCCCGGCTCGTTGTCGGCGAAGAGCAGGTACAGGCCGATCCCGGCGGCGAGCGTGGACTTGCCGGCCTTCCTCGGGATCATGATGAACGCGGTGCGGTACCGCCTGGTGCCGTCGGCCCGCTTCCAGCCGAAGAGCGGCCGGATGATCCGATCGGCCTGCCAGTCCGACAGCACCAGCGGCTGTCCGGCCCACTCGCCCTTGGTATGCGTCAGGCAGTCCCGGAAGAACCCGACGGCGCGCTCGGCGGCCGCTTCGTCGTACCAGTAGCCCTCAGGCGCGTCAGGACGGCCGCTGGCGCGTTTTCGGGTCTTAGGCGGTCCCGAAGTATTTCGCTTCGGTTTCATCGCCTTGGGGCTTGTCTGCAACGATCCGCGCCCGCGTCGCTGGCGTCATGCCCATCTCGCCCAGCATCTGCCGAAGCTGGCCGATCAGGCCGACATTGATCTTCCCGGCCCGCACCGCCGCCAGGTGCGCGACGTAGCCCTCGCAGTACAGCGCGAGGATGTCCCGATCGGACTTCTTCAGCACGCCCGTCTTGACCAGCATCGGGACCAGGCGGTCCCAATGCGGCACCGCCTCGGCCGACAGCTCGGCCGGCGCGCTCAGGTCCATCATGCCGGGGTCCGGCTCGCGCTCGTTCAGACGCCGCTTGCCGGGGTTGCCGGCGATGATCTTGAGCGCCGTGGGCTTCGAGGGTCGGCCGGTCTTCATTTAAATGACTCGCCGGTCACTTTCGCGGTCGCGTGCGCGAGCCTGGNNTCGGTTGCTGGCGATTTTCGTTCATCCACCGCCGGGTCTTGGCCGAGTGGCAGGCATGGCACAGGCCGACGAGGTTCGACAGCTCGTTGTTCGACGGATCGTTGTCCGTGTGGTCAACGTCCGTCGCCAGGGTCATGCGGCCCGCGCTGTAGCAGTCGGCACACATGGGCTGCTCGGCCAGCACCCGCGCCCTGAGCTTGCGCCAGGCGGCGCCGTTCAGCGCCAGCGTGCGCGTGCCCTGCCGGTCCTTGAGCGTGCGGTACTTGACCGGCACCGCCTTCGGCTTGTGGGTCTTGATCGCGTGAGGCATCAGGCAGCCCGCCGAGCAGGAAGGTTTTCGAGCCTGCGCACTTCGTCGGTATCGAGCCAGCCATCGGCAATCCCCCGCTCGTAGAACTGTGCTCGGTTTAGGCTGTCACCGCGCAGTAGCCCTTCGACGCTGTGCTCTGCGAAGTACAGGCGCCTGCCCGCATCGGTGAGCAGGGATCGGCTGATCGCCTGTTCCCACATGGTCAGGTGCCGGCGTAGGGTCATGGTCACGAACTGCCTCGCCATCTCGACCGAGTTGCTGTAGTTGCCGTGCCTGAGGTCGCCGATCATCGTCGGCGGCACGCGGAAGAGCCGCGCGACTTCCTCGACGGAAAACTGTCGCGCCGCGATCCACTCGGCATCCTCGAGCGTCATGGACACCGGCTTGAACTCGATGCCCGCGCCCAGCACGGCGGTCTTGCCGTGGTTCGCTGCGCCCTCGTGGCGCTGGTGCCAGGCGTCGGCAAGCTGCCTTTGCTGCTCGACGCTGATCGCCCCCGGCGTCTGAAGGATGCCGGACAGCCTGGTCCCGTTTCGGAACGTGCTCACGCCGTGGTCGCGCTCGGCAATGGCCAGCTCGAACACTTCCCGCGCGGCAGCGATCGGCGAGACACCGACCAGGCCGTCATCCGTTCGGTGCCGAAGGTGAAGCACTTCCTCTTGGACCAGGCGCGAGCGCTGGCCGCGTGCGTCGGTCACGTCGTAGCCGAGCCGGCCGTTGTCCAGCTCGACCACCTGGACCCGATCGGGATGGATCGGCACCAGCTCGCGCACCCGGCCGTCGAAGCCAAAGCCGATCCGCGCGAAGGCGTTGCCCCGAAGCAGAACGGCGGCTTGTAGCTGCTCGCGCAATTCCAGCGCCGTCTGGATCTCGTTCGGCTGGTCGTGAAGCACCCGGTACAGCGGATGATCGGTGGCCCGGTCCCGGCCGCCGTCTTCGGTCCTGCGGTACAGGATCAGCGGCAGGCTGGCGATAGTCTCGGCGACCGCCTGGACGCAGGCGTAGACGGCCGAAACCGATTCGGCCCGAGCCGGCGTCACGGTGCCCGATCGGGATGCGGCGAAGCTCGACCAGTAGCGGTCGAACCCGCCTTCCTTGAGCGATCGGCGCTCGAACAGTCTGCGCAGGAAGTTCATCGGATCGTGTCCAGCCACAGCCGGCGGGTCAGGTCCGGGGTTTCCCAGAAGGACTTCCGGCTGCGCACGTTGACTTCCGTCTGCTGGTAGGCCGGCCACGCTCTGGACGATGCTGATCTCGTGAAGCTCGACTGCTCGCAGCTCGCGCAGCTCGCCTTCCCAGGCGTCGTCCGTGGCCACGAACCCGAAGGACATCCCGCCGATGTCGCCGCGCTCGGCGAGCGCCAGGATGTCGGCAGCGGCGCGCGTGTCAGGAAGGGCCAGCTCGAAGGCCAGGCCGTCGGCGTCTTCACGCAGCGTCAGCGTGCCGGTGCGCGTGCGCCCGAGCAGCGCCTTCGGGTCGTGATCCACCAGCGCGAGGATGTCCCGGCCGGATGCCAGCGACGCGGCAAACGCGCCCGGCGCGATGCGCTCGCGGAAGGACCCGATTTGCGCCTCGACGCCGAAGCGCGCGGCGTAGCCGACCAGGCGCCGGCCCGCTGCCGAAACCGTGGCGGCCGCGCCGCGTCGCTCGATCGTCACAGCGCGAGGTCGTCGGCGACGACGAACGCTTCCGGGTGCCGGAACGCGATGCCCACGGTGGACATCGCGCGGATCAGCACGTTGCCCTTGGTGTAGGCGGTTTCGCTGAACGGGTTGACCAGGATGTCGATCTCGGACCAGATGCCCAAGAGCACCTGCGACCAGTCGCCCAGGATGACGCGGCCGGTGTTCGGCGTGCCGGTCTTCTCGGGCACCTGGTTGGTGACGTACACCGGCAGCTCGGCCATCCGGCCGCCTTCGAGCAGATAGCCCGCGATGCCGGTCGCCTTGAGCGTCGAACGCAGCTTCGTGGCCGCGCTCGGGTGCGTCAGCCAGGAATTGACCGGCGCGTTCGAGACTTCGGCCGCCTCGATCATTTCGAGCAGGTTCGCCCAGCTCAGGGTGGCCAGCGACTTCGACTGGACACCGCCCGAGGCGGCGAGGTTGGCCAGCACGCCGACCGGCTCATTGCTGCCGCCGCCGTTGATGAGCGCGCTGTCGATCGCCTTGGCCAGCATGGCGGCCAGGTCGTCACGGACAAGCTGCTCGACATCCGGCGACGATTGCTGGATCAGTTGGCGGCTCATCTCGGACAGCCCGCCCGCGTGCTTGGGCGCCAGCGTCACGGAATCGAAGGCCATGTCCGAAGGCGTGAGCGCCGCATTCTCGGCGACCCAGCCCACGGTGGCCGAAGTCTCGTGCTTCGGGATGCTCAGGCTGCCGGCAAGTCCCGACAGCACCCGCACGCCCAGGCGGCGAGCGAGCAGCGCATTGCGCAGTGGTCCGATGTACTGGTCAGGCCGATGGTCCGTCGGCACGATCTCGGGCGCCGTGCTGGTCGTGCTGACGCGCTTTTCGAGCGCCGCCATCGGCACGAACGCGCCCTCGGCCTTGCGGCCCGTGCGAAGCTCGGTCTCGCGGCTGAACTCGGCCGCCGCCCCCGACAGCGCCCGGCCTTCCATCTGGCAGCGGATCACTTCCAGGATCGAGACTTGCGACTGAAGGTCGGCGAACTTCCGATCGCCGGTCGGCTGGCCGGTCATCCGGCGTTCGGCTTCGATCAGGAACTGCGCGCGCGCTTCCTGCTCTTCCAGGCC